CCTTTTGCAGGAGTTCCTTCAAAAGTAATAGTTGTGTGAGCTGCACTGTGTAAACCGTCATCAGCAGTATCTATTTCTAAAATTGACATGTGTGAACAAATTTTGTCTGTGTCAGCTGATGTCTTTTCAGTAATAATGTAGTTGTTAGATGTAGTAACTGTACCTACAGTAACTCTACAATGCCAACCGGCTTGCGCGTCAGCTATCGCTGGTAATGTTAGTGTTAATCCACTGTCTTTGTTTAAGAAAAATTCTTTACCAGAATCGCTAGCTAAAGCTTGAT